TAAATAACGCGTATATGGGGTGAAAAAGTCCTTTAAAATCAAGGACTTACAGACCATCTTTTTCCTTATATTATGGTTCTAAATGTGAGATAATGGTTATAACACTTGAGGAGATCAATAAAATGGATGATTTTTTAAAAGTTATAGGCGGTTTAGTAGTAATTGTTTCAACAGTACTATATATGTTGGCATGTGCATTTGCACCAATCGGCATTGTGTGGCTAGTCTTAAATCATTAAGGGGTTATTATGAAAAAACAAAGAAAATTATTAGGAAAAATACTTAAAAAGAATCATAAGAAAAAGCTTAAAAGATTAAAGAGAACTAAATATATAAAACAAGATGAATGGAATCGTGATAAAGTTAAAAGGGAAGCTAAAAAATTAAATAAAACTAAAGGAGTAGGTAGTGCCTGATAGAAAAGAAAGAGAACAAGAACCCGAAAGAGAATTAGAAGAGCCTGGCCCAAAATCAAATAAAGAAAGACCTGGCCGAGATAAGCTTTTTGAAAGAATGAGGAGAGTTGACCCGCAACAATCCGAGAAGTACAAACAAAGAACGGGTGAGTAAAGTTTTTCCTTGTATTAAATGTAAAATGTAGTATAATGTATTTAACAATTAACAAAGGAGATTTATTATGAGTAAAGCAGAAATTAAAGAAGTTGTTTATCCTTTAACTTCAGAAGAATTTATGCAAACTGAAAAAATTACTTCTCAAGAAGTGCTTGACATTATCAATGAAGCTGATGTTGAGGTAGAGTAATGTTAGACCCCTGCTTCGGCAGGGGTTTCTTTTGTTATGAAATGGCAAATTACCACGTTATTAAGAGACGGTGTTAAAGGAACCGAAGAAGAAGTTGTTGGTAAAGCTTTGATTGATCTTGGTTTTAAAGAAATAACATCTTGTAAAATGGGTCAGTTGTTTATACTTAATTTGCAAGATGATATTTCTGAATCAGAACAGAAAAAGCGTGTTGAAGAAATGTGTAACAAGCAGTTAGTTAATACAATTTTATATGATTTTTTTATTGAACCTTATAAGACGGAGTTATAATGTTTCCTATTTGTGGATGGACTAATAAAGATGGCAACCCGGCATTAATTGGATTTGCTGGTAAAGCAAGAAGTGGTAAAGATACCGCTGGAAAATATCTAGTGGATAATTATCAGTTCGTGCGTTATTCTTTTGCACAACCTCTTAAAGATGGTGCAAAGGCTATGTTCAATCTTACTGATGAACAAATAGAAAACAAAGAGAAAGTGATAGAGCCTTGGGGTAGATCGCCAAGAGAACTTTATCAGTTGTTGGGTACAGACGTTGCTCGTTCTATTGATATAAGAGTTTGGATAAAGAACGCAGAAATGTTTGTTAGAAAGCATCCTGGCTTTTCTGTTGTTATTACTGATGTTCGATTTGCTAATGAAGCTGAGTGGATTAGAAGCAAGGGTGGTGTTGTTATCTACCTCGAAAGTAAAACAAGAGGAATTATTAACCATACTAGTCATTCATCTGAAAATGGTTTAACTGGTGATGATGTTGATCTTATTATAGAAAATGATGGTACTATCAATCAACTCTATGAAAAGATTGAAAACCTGAGGAGACCTGAAAATGAACGAGAAATGGTTTGAGTATGCTTTATATTTTGTTGTGATATTATGTTTAGTTCTTGCAGCTAAAGAAGTGGCCAGTCTGATATGAGTGATTGGGAAAAAGCAAAGGACGCCTTTTTTGGTATGTTAATAATTATATTCATAATATACTTGATGGGCGTTTTGGCAAAGATATGAATAAAGCGTTTTGGATTTTAATATCAATATTTGCGGTGGCAAAGTTGGTAACAATATTCTTTGACCACTACTAAATTATGGAAAATATAAAAATAACAGTATTGGCAATATTCTGGGTAACATTATTTGTATTGCACTATTACTATAACTGAATTGCTGTATAATCTGTATAACGGAATCATATAGGACAGGGGGGCAGTACCCCTCGCCTCCACCAAATTCTATTATGGGGGCGAACTAGTTTCGACTGTATAGGGAAGGGATATGGACAGCACGGAGAAGAATGATGGCTCCGTTATCAATCATTCAAACTATAAACGCAAACGATTATGATTTTGCGATTGCAGCGTAAAGATTAGCTGCCGAGTTCGTGGGGCACTTGGGAACAGAAGTCCCCACACCAGTTTAAGCGGGTCTAGCTCAGCTGGTAGAGCATCTGCTTGCCAAGCAGAAGGCCAAGGGTTCAAATCCCTTGACCCGCTCCAAATCAAGGGAAACTTTTTCCTTGTATATCTAAGTCCATTATGTTATAATGGTTTTACTAAAGTGATAAGAGATTATCACACCTTTCTAAATTAAATAGGAGATTTTGTTTATGACTATGATGCACGGCGCACCCAAAGTAGGACGTAAGAATGCTCGTAAAATTACACGAGCTGAGTCCGAAGTAACCGGACTTCCTCGTTGGGTGGAAATCTACACTTCACCTGCAACTGGTGAGATTGCTTTCAAAGATTGTGATCTTGAAGGCGGCGCAAAGACCGTCAATGCTTGTCGTAAAGCTTTGAATAGTTTTTACGGTAACTAAGATTCATCTTTGTTTCTCCGAGGGGGATGGGCAACCATCCCCCATTTTTTATTATGAGAACATTTATATTATTATCATATATATTTCTTACTGGCTTTACTATTGTTCCAGAAAAAGAACTTACTTGTCTTGCAAAGAATATATACTTTGAAGCAAGAGATCAAAAAGTAAAGGGACAAATAGCAGTAGCTTTAGTTACTATAAATAGAGTAAACAGTAAGAGATTTCCAAATTCTATCTGTAAAGTTATTAAACAGGGAAGATATAAACATGGAAAGATTGTAAGAAATAAATGTCATTTCTCTTGGTTTTGTGATGGTAAATCTGATAGACCTAAAGATAAAATTGCATGGAAAGTTTCAAAAGTAATTGCGAAAGCAATGTTGGAACAGCCAGGAGTACATATTAAAAATTATGGTGAAAGATGGAAAGTAAACGATTTTCTAAATGGTGCAACTCATTACCATAGAAATGATGTTGACCCATACTGGAATCGTAAAATGTTAAAAGTAGCTGAAATTGGGGATCATATTTTTTATATTGATCCTTATAGATATTAATTAACAATGGGGGAGATAAAATGTCTGAAAAAGAGAAAAAGGCTCCATCAACTCCCGAAGAAAAAGGTGTTTACCTTTTCATGGAAGAAGTAAGTCAAGAAACTTGTAAAGAACTTATTTCTTTTATCTTCACAAAGAGTTGGCAAAGGCCTCGACCTAAATGTTTGCAGATAGTAATTAATTCTCCCGGTGGAGACTTGAATGCTGCGTTCGCTGTAATTGATGCTATGAACGGTTGTCCGTTTCCCGTTCATACAGTTGGACTAGGACAAATCGCATCAGCAGGTTTTATGATGTTTATTAATGGTACTAAAGGGCATCGCATACTTACCCCAAACACCTCTATAATGTCTCATCAATGGAGCTGGGGTGCTTGGGGTAAAGAGCATGAACTTTTGGCACAATCAAGAGAATTTGAATTAACTTCAGAAAGGATGGTTAATCATTACAAAAAGTGTACTGGCTTAAGTGAAAAGAAAATCAGGCAGTATTTGTTACCAGCTACAGATGTTTGGATGTCTGCGAGGGAAGCAAAGAAACTTGGTATTTGTGATAAAATTAAGGATTACAAATGAGTATAGATGTTAATACAACAATAGAAGAAATTGTTAGAGATAAAAAAATCTCTTACATGGAAGCTATTATCATGTATGCTGAAAATGTTGACGGTGAGATTGAAATGGTTGCAAAGCTTTTGAATCGGTCTATTAAAGATAAGCTTGAAGCAGAAGCTAACGACTTGAATATGATGAAGAAGCCAATTACAAAATTGCCTTTGTAATGTATTTTGATGATAATTTGGAATGATACTACGAAATATAACGAAATAAGGAGAAATACTTATGTCTAGTTTTAAA